CACATTGGTGTGAATTGCCCCAACCGCCGAAAGGAGAATGATTATGAACCACGATGCAACACATTGTGCTGACTACAAGAAAAGCAAATGCCCAAAGAATTGCTATCGGGCAATGCTGACAGAAGAACTGCGGAATATCGTTTATGTATTGCCTACAAGTTGGGCATATTTCAAAGGCACAAAAGAGTGCCCCCAATATCCAAAACCGCCGAAAGGAGAATGATTGTGGCAAAATGCACTGGAATGAGATGCCCGATGCAGTATGGGTATAAAGTTGATGAATGCAACCACACGGATTGTCCGTATAGAACAGAACCTATTACCAACGCCGACCGCATCCGGGCCATGAACGATGAGGAGCTGGCAGAATTTTTAACACACATAAACCCCACAAACTGCCAAGACTGTGCGTTTTCTGTGGGATGGCGTTGTCAGCCGGACAGAGATGATTATTCAGACTTTGATAAATGCAAAGAGGGTCGCAAAAGATGGCTCAAACAGCCTGCTGAATAAAAAGTTATAAAAAATTATAAAAAGTTGTTGACAAATTAAGCAGGGGTGTGGTAATATATACTCACAGGGGGAAAACACCTGATATTGATAGAGAAAGGGGAAACAACATGAACGAAATCACAGTCACGTCGCAGCAGCAGCTTGACAATCTGCCGCACGAATGTCATGGAAGAATCTACATCAAGTTCGGCACGCCGCATGATAAGGCTATCGTAAGGCAGAAATATGATTTTGCCTCCGTCGTGGCGTTGGAGAACAGCTCCGTCGTGGCGTGGGGGAACAGCTCCGTCGAGGCGTGGGGGAACAGCCAAATCAATCAAAAGAGCGATGCATCTAAAATTAACGCATCCAGTAATGCGCGCGTTGTGCACGACCCGCACACCATTGACGAATATGTCGATTTTTACGGCATTGAGAACAGCAACGGCAAAGCGAAACTGTTTAAAGCGGTGCGGAAGCACGACGGTGTGTACCGCTCGGACCGGGATGCAGATTTTGTGTATACAATCGGGGAATCAGTTGCGGCAGACGGCTTTTGCGCTGACCCTAACAAAAATTGCGGGCGCGGTATCCATATGGCCTATCTCGACTGGTGTCTGGCATACGGAAACTGCTGGACTGATCTCGCAATCCTCGAAGTCGAAGTGGACATGAGCACAGTTGTTGTGCCGAAATGCGGTTCCGGCAAAGTTCGCGCCCCGTCTTGCAAAGTGATTCGGGAGGTTCCGCTGGAAGAATGCGGCTTGTACGGAAAGGTGCTGGCCAAGCGCAGAAACGGAGGGGCAGCATGAAAGTGTTCGGGGATCCGAAGGTGAAAGCAAAAGCGCGCCGCTACATCGTCTGGGGCATCGAGGACGGCATCGTCTGTGCCGCCTTCCTCGCGGGCGGCTGCCTGGCAGGGTGGCTGTTCCATGTAATTTTTTTGTTCTTGGGGGTGGCGTGATGAGCCTTAATGTTGAAGAGCGCCGAGCGTATTCACGCAAATACTACGCGGAGAACTACGAGAAGTTGTCCAAGTACAAAAGCGACAGACGGCGCAAAAAATCACGTGACACCGCTTTCGGCGCGTTTTTGCGGAAAAACGGTATCACGCAGACAGCAGCGGCAAAAATGCTTGGCGTGTCCATATCAACAGTTAACTGCTGGGCGAATGGAATCACAAACGCGCGCGAAGATAAGATCCGCGCAGTGTGGCCTGAATATGGGGGTGAGGGATAATGTACGACAATACAGAGCTGCTTGGCGTTAAAGGAAGCTGGTGCGAGGTAGTGGACGACTGCCGCGCAACCGTGGGAAAGGAGAGCCTTGGCCACGAGCCGAGCGAGCAATTCAAACGCTCCATCTTGATCGCGGAGCACAGTCCAATCCGCGACATCCGCGTGCGTTGGCGATGGCGAGATATTCCGAGCTGGGTCGCCACGCACTGGTCACGGCATAAGTGGGAGTGTTTCATCCGCACGCAGAGGAGCGACCGCACCGGCGTGCCGCGTGGAAAGCTGCCACAGGAGGCGCCGGTCACGTTCACGGGCGAAGCCAACGCACAGAATTTGATTGACACATGGCGAAAGCGCCTGTGCTATCAGGCATCGCCGGAGACCCGGCATTACGCGGAGGACTTCAAGATGGCTCTGCACGAGACCGAGCCGGAGTTGAGCGACGCTCTCGTGCCAAACTGTGTGTATCGCGGTGGCTGCCCGGAGCTGTTGCCCTGCGGATTCTGGGAGCGCTTCTGCCCGGCCGAAGGCACGATTCAGGACCGATACAACCAGTATAACGACCTGTTCTGGGCGCGGGCGGACACGGAGGTGGGCACATGAGAGACCTCGGCTT